AAATCAACACAGCTGAATGTCAGTAAAAAATGGAATTCTATGATGAAAACCATACAAATACCTGACGGTAAAGGTGGATTTGCTATCCCACCTATGCATGGCGTTGTGTATAATCTAGCATCTACATTACAAAAGAACGACAAAGGTTCTTGGTATGGCTGGGTGGTTACGCAAGACAGAATTATGGGACAGGACGACAAAGCTTTGTATTTAAGTGCAAAAGACTTTGCTGGTAATGTTTCAAAAGGAAGCGTGCAAACAAAAGCAGATGTGGAAGAGAAGACAGATAGTACTCCGTACTAATCATATTGGGGGGATTTTAAAATCCCCCCTTTACAAAGAAAGGAAAAATGCTAAAGAGTAAATTCAAATCAATATTTTCAGGATTGGAAATCGCTTATGGACAATATCAACCCGGTGAGCGAGGCGACAACGGAAAGCAACAAGGCAAAGCTTTTATTGTTCGTCAAGACGTCACCGATGAACTCTGGACAAATCACCTCGAAGGAAAAGGACCCGCGTTGGGAATCATCCCTATTACGGAGAACAATGATTGTAGGTGGGGGTGTATTGATATTGACGAATATAACTTTAATCATCTTGGCCTCATTAAAAGTATTAGGTCCCATAATCTTCCATTAATAGTTTGCCGTAGTAAATCAGGCGGCGCACACGTATTTTTATTTACAAAAGAAAACATTCCAGCATCTTTGATGCAATCAAAATTAAAAGAAATGGCAATCATACTTGGGTATGAAGGGTCAGAAATTTTTCCAAAACAAACAGAAATATTAGTGGAACGTGGGGACACTGGTAATTTCTTAAACTTACCCTACTACAATAACACGAAAGGATTAAGATATGCGATTGATGATAACGGTAATGCTCTTGCACTTGAGCAGTTTTATACTGCGTATGATAAGTATAGTTGCACCAGAGGAGATGTTGAAGGAATTCGAGTTGCAGAAAAAAAGAGAGAAGAGGCTTTCTCCTTGGGACCGCCATGTCTAAACAAGTTAGCTGTAACAGGATTTGGACAAGGATCTAGAAACAATGCTTTGTTTAATATAGCTGTATACTACAAACAATCTGAACCAGATACTTGGGAAGATAAAATTGTAGAAGCAAATTTAAAATATATGGACCCACCATTGAGTAATAATGAGGTTCAACAATTAATTAAATCTGTAAACAGAAAAGGTTATGATAAATATAGATGTAAGGATGCACCAATAAATGCTGTATGTCAGTCAGGACTATGCAGAACAAAAAGATTTGGTGTAGGATTTGGTGAAGAAGAAATGCCAGTCCTTGGAAGTTTAACTAAATATACTTCTAATCCTCCTCAATGGTTTTTAAATGTAGATAAAACTAGAATAGAATTAAAATCAGAACAACTTTATAATCCAGGTATGTTTGCACTTGCATGTTTAGATCAAGCAAACAAAGTTGTACCTGTACCAAAACCAAAAGATTGGAAACAACATTTTTTAAAACCAATGATGTCTAATCTACAAGAAGTAGAACCTTTAGAATCATTAGATCCAATAAATGAATTAACAGGATTGTTACAAGACTGGACTACAAACAGACAATCAGCAAGAACCAAAGACGATATATTTAATAAATTACCATACACAGAGGATGGCTTTACATATTTTAGAATGGAAGACTTTTATGCATTCTTGAAAAAAAATAATTGGGACATGGATAAAATTAAAACAGGTAACTTAATTAAAAGATTAGAAGATATATTTGTAGAAGAAACAAGAATAAGAGTTAAGAATCAACAACCAAGAGTTATTAAAATTAAGACAATGAAAAAAATAGAAGCTAGTGTGTCTTCAGTTAAATATCAAGAAGATGCATTCTAATGAAAACAATAATATTAGGACCACCTGGAACTGGTAAAACAACCACATTATTAAATTTAGTAGATGAGTTTATTCAAGACGGCATAAGACCAAAACAAATAGGTTATTTTTCATTTACTAAAAAAGCTGCAAACGAAGCAGCTAACAGAGCTGCAGAAAAATTTGGATTAGATAAAGAAAACGATTTACCTTTTTTTAGAACTCTACATTCATACGCATTTAATCAATTAGGTATGTCCAAAGAAAAAATGATGAAGACAGAGGACTACAGAGAATTTGGACAAAAATGTGGCATACCAATTAAGACAGCAAAGTATTCAAACGAAGATGGAACTTTTAATTCTGATAATGAGTATCTTACAATTATAAATACAGCTCGTGTAAAACGTATGGATTTACTTGACTATTATGACTCTAGGCAAAACATGTTAGACATTGAACGCAATACATTGTATTTACTAGCTGAAGAGTTAAATAAATTTAAAAGAGAAAAAGGTTTGAGAGACTTTACAGATTTATTAGAAAATTTTATTGATGGTGATGTCCATAACAAATTTAAAGTTTTGTTTATAGACGAAGCTCAAGACTTGTCTTTATTACAATGGGACATGGTAAGAAAAATATGGAGTCGTGCAGAGAAAACTTATATCGCAGGTGATGATGACCAAGCAATATTCAAATGGGCTGGTGCAGATGTAGATCACTTTATTGCACTTAAAGAGGAAGTTGATGACATACAAACATTAAATCAATCCTATCGTATACCTGGAGGACCTATACACGAACTCTCACAAAACATAATTAACAAAGTACAAAATAGATTTGATAAAGATTACAAACCTAGACTCGAACAAGGGATTCTAAAAAGATACTCTGATCCAACGCAAGTAGATATGTCATCAGGTAATTGGCTGGTGTTATCATCAGCCAATTATTTTTTAGATGACGTCAAAGAGTTATGTCAGATTCGTGGTTGGTATTATCAATACAAAGGTATGAACTCTATACCTTTAAAATTATTATTAGCTTTAAACAATTGGGAGTCATGGCGTAAAGGTGAATTACTAAATGCGTTAGAAATAAAAAACATATACGAATACCTTGGAGACAATGTCATGCCTGGATTTCAAAAAGGTAAAACACTACATTCTGATGTAAAATATAAAATAGAGGAATGTAAAAAAGATCACGGACTGATGACAGACAAAGTTTGGTTCGAAGCTTTTGAAGGTCTTGATCCTATCACAGAAAATTATATACGTAACATGAGAGCCAATGGCGAACAGATAAATAAAAATCCAAGAATTATAATGTCAACAATACACGGAGCTAAAGGTGGCGAGGCTGATAAAGTTTTACTTATGCAAGATCTAACAAACGCAGCATTAGAAACTTTCAGCCATGACCCTGATGAATTGCATAGACTTTTTTATACCGGAGCGACGCGCGCGAAGCGTGAGCTTCATATTGTAGATCCTAAAAATTTTGACAGAGCATACATAATATGAACGATATACATTTTGATATTATTACTTGTATATATTGTGGTGAGCCAGGTAGAGATAGACATCACTATAAAGAATCTGTGGCTAATTCTGGTAGAAAAAGAAGTTATAGAAAAGGTGAAACATTACCAGCATGTAGAGAATGTAATCTTTTAATTGGAGCTTTGACTCCTACGTATACAGAAACATGTTACTTATTATATGACAAAGTATCTGATAGACATAAAAATATTTTATCTATTCCAAAATGGGACAAAGAAGATTTAGCAGAACTTGAAGGTAGATTAAGAAGATCAGTAACTTCTAAAATTAGAAAGAAAAAAATTATTATGGAAAGATTAGATTTTTTATTAAAAAATGCACAAAGCACACTAACGTATGAAAACATTAAAGATATAATTTTTTATGGAGGATAACTATGAGTAAAGTATGGGACAAGCAGCATGGTGGGAATCACTATCAAAAATATAAAATTCAACCTAGTAAGTTTGTAGTAGAGAATGAGTTGCTATATCCTGAAGGTTGTGCTATTAAGTATATTATAAGACATCGTGACAAGGGAAAGAAACAAGATTTGTTGAAAGCAATACATTTCATAGAAATGATTATTGAAAGGGATTATAAGTGAGAAGCACACAGATACCATTGTTTACACCTGAAACAGAATGGGTAACACCAGACGGACTAAGAGATTTAAAAGGTTACAAAGAAATAGCAATAGACTTAGAAACAAATGATCCTGATTTGTTAACACTTGGTTCTGCTAACGTAGCAGGCAAGGGACACATTGTTGGGGTTGCTGTGGCTGTTGATGGGTGGAAAGGTTATTATCCTGTAGCTCATGAAGGCGGTGGTAACATGGATAAAAAATTAGTTTATGCTTGGTTACAGGATATATTTAATCAAACAGAAACTACATTTATATTTCACAATGCTATGTATGATGTGTGTTGGTTACGTCGAGAGGGCTTGTCATTAAAAGGCCACATTGTTGACACAATGATCGCAGCCAGTCTTATTGATGAAAACAGATTATCTTACAGATTAGATGTTTTATCTAAACATTATATTGGTTTAGGAAAAGATGAAAAAATTTTAGTTGAAGCTGCAAAAAATTATGGTCTTGACCCTAAAAAAGATATGTGGAGATTACCTGCGTTGTTTGTAGGACAATATGCAGAACGTGATGCAGAATCTACACTAAAGCTTTGGCAAAGATTAAGAGTAGAATTATACAATCAAGAGTTAATGGATATATTTAATCTGGAAACTAAATTGTTTCCATGTTTAGTTGACATGAGATTTAAAGGTGTAAGAGTTGATCTTGAAAAAGCAGACAATATTAAAAAAAATCTTATGAATCGCGAGACTAATATTGTCAGTAAAATCAAAGGTTTAACAGGAGTTGATGTAGAAATACATGCAGCAAGAAGTATTGCAAAAGCTTTTGATAAATTAAAACTTCCGTATGATAGAACAGAAAAAAGTAAAGAGCCTAGTTTTACAAAAAATTTTTTACAAAATCATCCACACGAATTACCAAAATTAATTGCAGAGGCAAGAGAGATAAACAAAGCTCATACAACTTTTATAGATTCAATAACTAAACATGCAGTCAATGGTAGAATACATGCAGACATAAATCAAATAAGATCAGACCAAGGCGGAACTGTAACTGGTAGATTTAGTATGTCTAATCCAAACTTACAACAAATACCTGCAAGACATCCTGAACTTGGTCCATTAATTAGATCTATATTTATACCAGAAGAAAAACATACATGGGGATCATTTGACTACTCACAACAAGAACCAAGAATTCTTGTACATTATGCAAAGTTACAAAACTTAGAAGGTGTTGATGAGATTGTAGATGCATACAATGCAGGTGATGCAGACTTTCACCAGGTCGTTGCAGACATGGCTGGTATAGAACGTAAGCAAGCCAAAACAATTAATCTTGGTTTAATGTATGGTATGGGTAAAAATAAATTAATGGCAGAGCTAGGTTTGATGAAAGATTCTGCAGAAAAATTAATTAAACAATATCACACAAAAGCTCCGTTCGTAAAACAATTGATGGATAATGTATCTCGCAAAGCAAATGATCGTGGTAAGATTAGAACTTTACTTGGAAGAGCATGTCATTTTGATTTATGGCAACCAGTGCAGTTTGGTGTATTCAAACCATTACCTTTAGAATTAGCAAGAAAAGAATATGATGAACCATTAAAACGTGCATTTACATACAAAGCTTTAAATAAATTAATACAAGGAAGTGCTGCTGACATGACTAAAAAAAGTATGGTAGCATTATATGAAAATGGTATAATACCACATATACAGATTCATGACG